TAAGTGCGTTGAAATCCATTGACATGGTTATATCTCCTAATTTTGCTGTGTATAGCGTTTGTTTATATTGCGATGTATTTGTCGTTAAGCCGACCATCTATTTATATTAGAAAAAGTGTTCACGTATGATATTTTTAAACTTTTTCTGTTCGATTTCCAAGAAAGGATAGTATTTCTTAGATAACCTTATTATATCACTTGCTACGATTTTGTCAACTACTTTTTGGTCCCAATACGAAAAAATATTTGCGCAATGAGTTAAAATAGTAAATGTCTCAAGTGTTATTTGCCGTTGAATATAGAGAGTCATAATAGCTGGATGCTGTCCTTTGACAGACACAAAGTTATCTTGGTATTCGTCTCTAAGTTTATTAAGATCGTCTTTAACGACGCGTGATAATGAATCCCGTTTCTTGGTCCATTCCACATAACGATCTTCTCCTTGTTGCTCAAGGATTTCCCTAATCCATACGTTTGGTTTAACTATCATGTTAGCCATTAACAATTTTTCAGGGTCTTCCTTTTGAGCAAGTTTATGAAAAAAGAAAACGTCATTGCGAGTACGGTATGTATCGAACGACGCTCTAATTTTTCCTCTGTACTTATGATAATCGTAACCGTCAGTAGTAAAATGCTTTTTCATAGCAAGGTACTTTACATAACAGTTAAACGATTCCTCATTCGCAAAGCTCTGTGATGTCTTGATCATCTTTAATCACCATTTTCATTTTCACTGCTTCAGTCCTAACTTTCTCTTTTAGGATAGAAGACTTTTTGACTATATCGGCTACTGCCTCTATTTCCAATCCATTTTGACGCGCGTATTCAACTAACGCATCAATATAATTAACTCCGTTTGACAACATGCTTGAAATCTCGTGGTGTACCTTTTCAGGTGTACGAGGGTTAATAACCTTTTCTTTTGGATCTACGATCGCAATTGTTCTGTCCATGTTAGCCATTCAATGATTTCACTCCAGATAGCCAGTTTTCAGCGGCGCTTTCTGCCCAATGAATTGACTTACCTTCATATACTTCTTCCTGAATAAATTCTTCATTAATAAAAAACCTGCAGCCACTGCCATTTGCTGTATTAAAATATTCAGCTTTAAGTGTCTTGCCTGCCTTTTCCATTATAATAGTGTCGCCTGCCATTTTACTTTCCTTAATATTTGAAGTTGATTTCATTGAGCCACAGTTAGAGCAATATGTAACAGTTACTTTAAAGTGATAACCGCCAATTTCTATATACTCATAACCTTGATTTATAACTACTATATCACAACAACCATAGAGTGTCAACCGTTAATCTCCGCAAAAAGTACATTATTTACATAATCATCTTTGTCTTCTTCAGTAATACCCATAGCGAGTATAGACCTATGAAGGTGCGGATTTTTCTTTTGGTTAAAACAATATTTGTTTAGTAGAGGTGATGTATCTCGTTTTGACTCAAATGCCATATCATCTATGTTATCTAAATAATAATCAACGAGATCAGATGTTACAGCAATAAATTGGTCAAGTTCTTTATCAGTATTAATATTGCCAACAGCAATCATTGATTCTGAAAAGATTTCTTTTGCCCAATCTGGTAGTTCTCTTGGTTTATTCCATTCTAAGTCTTTAACTTTATTAGCCATGTAAGTACTATATGGATGCTCAACACCATGCAGCGGAGAGAAATCCATAAAAGAACCTGTAATCTTTTTTGGACCAGCAACAATATCAAACCCTAAGATTGGCAATTCTAAACCAGCTGCAGGGAATACGTTAACATGCATTAACCAAAGACCTTTACCATCTGCTGGTACGATAGTCTTTAAGTGTGCTTTATCTACTTGATCCGAATGCCAAAACCTATCATCCCAATCTTTGAAATGAAGATCAGCCATAGCAGGTTCGTCGTACTCAGTAAAGTTATCTTGGAATTTGCCGCGTATGTGAGCAGCATAATCGTTTAATCTATCCCATAATGGAGTCATCGGTTTTTCTTACGTTCTCTTCGGAGTCTTGCAAATTCATTTAACAGACGCGTTTCTCTAATAGCTTTCATAATACTTCGGCGTTTACGTGCCGATACATCTCGAGCAATACGTTCAGCCCTCGGCTTTGGTTTAAGGTCAATCGTGTCTAGTGCATCATCTTGCATGTTAATCTCCTTATATGTTTTGGTTTATAATAGTATTTTATAACAAATAGCTGAGAATGTCAACTGTTATTTAGATAACTCGTCAAATAATTCTGAAGCGAAACTAAAGCAAGCCTTTGCTTCTACTTCCATGCCATCATGTAATAGTTTTCTAAATTCTTCGATAAGTACTTTTGTATCGCCTTCAAACTCATACATAATCCCTTTTCCGGGTGTCTTAGCTTTAATGATTTGTCCACCGTGCAGTTCACCAAAGTGTCTTACATACATATGTGCTAATAGACTGTCGTTATCATCTGCGTCAGCTAATCCTTGCATGTGAGTCATACATCTACTAACTGATTCTGGATAATGGTCAATATCGTCAAATCCATAGATTTCGCCAAGTTCTTCAATATCTTGTAGGATACGTGGAGCTCTATAGATTGCAGTGAGATTTGGTGGAATGATTACAATGTCTTCTAATAGTTTATATACTAAATACTGACAATTTAAAAACTTGTAATAAACGAAAGGATCTATTCCTCCGCTAATTAATTGCTTGGCAAATTTTCTACGTTCAGCTGCTTGGTGATGTGCCCATGTAAGCTGTTTCAATTTGTTCGTCATAATAATCTCCGTAGGTTAAGGTAGTTCGTCCGTCTGGGTAATTCTATTTATAAACATTTGCCAAATAAAAAAGAGGAGCCGAAGCCCCTCTAATCTATACTTATTTGTTTAACTTAGAAGTTAAAGCTTAATCCAACTGATGGTGTAATTTCTTCACTATCAAAGTTATAGTTAAGTTTTGTTTCTACGTCCATACCTGCAAACTCAACGTCACCGTTAACACCTACGTCTTTCATTAGGTCATTTTGGTCGCCGCCGATATAACCAGTTAATGGTCCTACAGTTGCGTCAGCTTCAAAGCCAAGTGTTTCTGATACTGAACCGTATGATACTGCACCACCGACTCGTACGTTTTCCAACATACCGTCTGTATCTGCACGTCCTGCTACAATCCATGCTTCGCTGTTTAAGTTATAGTCAGCTACTGCATTGATGTTAGCAATTCCTAATGGAATACCGTAACCAGCTTGTACATTTTTAATGTCTGTTAGATCATCCATGTTTAAGCCAGCTGCTACTGATACACCCATGATAGTTGCTTGGATGCTTTCGTCAGCGATTTTTGCTTCTTCAATAGAAGTACCATTTTCTGTATCAATCCAGATATTGCCTTGGTCACCAAATGTTAATTCAGTTCCACCAATTTGTGTGCCGATTGAATATTCGTCTAAAGCCAAATCGTTATTTGAGTCAACGACGAATGACATAGAACCTGATGCTAAGCCAGATCCTGCAGACACGCCAAGATCAAAAGATGATGTTGCACCCCAATCTCCACTAGCACCTTCAGCAATTACTGTTTCAATTTTACCAGTTAACCCAACTGGTGCTTCGGTTACTTCTTGAGCGATTACGCTGCCAGCTACCAAAGTCAGTGCTGTTGTTAATAAGAATTTACCCATGTTACCTTTTTCCTTGTAATAGTTTTTAATATGTGTCACTTTTCTGTTGCTAGGTAAGTGACCAACCCCCTGTGATTATGCTGCTAGAGCAAATCCAGATGGTGCGAAATTTTCATTTGCATTTAGTTTAATTGATCTATACGCGATCACCCGATGAACTCCACTTAGCTATCCCGTCAGTCGATCCTAGTTCATCCCCATCAAAAACACATCGTTTATTCCTATCGGTGCGTAGAGTATAATGCTCCCGATGCGCTTATGGTGGAGATGCGCGGTACTGCCCCGCGGTCCTGTCCGTATTCACGTCACTTCAACGTTCACTAGTTATATATAATACAAATGGAGCAAAATGTCAATAGATTTCCATTTTAATAAAAATACTGTTACTATTTTGTTACAGCCATTCAAACAACCATTATTATTGTTTAGTAGATAAATCTATTATATATGGTTATCAAACAATGTCAACAGTTAATTATAAATAATATTTTGAAGCACTAGGAGATTATATTATGGAATGGAATGAAGATAC